AAGTCATACAAATAGAGGAAAAAAATATGCTTTTAGTAATAGCGACTTTGGTGTTTATAAATCGAATTCAACAGGTAAAAAAATATTTTTTAGATATGGCACAGTTCCAACTACTAATACAGAAATTGGTTCTATAGAATATGATAGTACTTCATCGGTAAGATATAATACAACATCAGATGGTAGATTTAAAACTAATTGGCAATCATTTGATGCAAAAAAAATTATAAAAGATATAACTTCATATAAATTTACTTGGAAAGGTACAAATCAAATTAGTTATGGAGTAATAGCACAAGAGATTTTAAATATTCCAGATATATCTAATATAATTTCTGGTAATACAAGTGGTAATTTATGGAGTATGGATGATATTTGTTTTAACTTTTTACAAATAGATTATTCAAGATTAGTTCCTATATTATTAGGAACTAACAAACAATTAGTATATGATAATGAAAATTTAACAAGTAATATAACAACATTACAAAATGATAATGATTTATTAAGAGCTAATATAGTATCATTACAAAATAATTTTGATATTTTAACAGCTAATATAGCAAATTTAACAACAAGAATACAAACATTGGAAACTACTTAGTATTAAAAATAAATTAATATAAAATTTTTATTTACAAGTTTATATTAATTTGTTCCAAATTAGGAAACTATTTATTTTCATGTGTTTTAATAATTTTTGCCAAATTAGGAAAGAATCCTAGTTCATTAATAACTTTTTCTTTCTCTCTTCGAATAATATTTATACGTTGACTCCACCAATCTTCTTTCATTGCTTTTTTAATAATTTCTATAGAACCTGGTATATCATTTAAATCTAATCTTACAAAGCATAATGGGTCTAAATAATCTTCTAAGTTAGGACAACCCCAATAAAAAGGTAAGCATTCACATATAAGAGCATCCCATAATTTTTCAGTAGCATAATTGTATTCTTTATTATTTTCAACAACTAAATGATATTTATATTCTAATAATATATTTTCTTTTCTCTCGTCAATTACTTCACCAGAATAATTTTTTAATCCAAAATAATTATCTTTTCCAAATGTATCACTTATATTCATATAATCTTGTGTTTTACATAATTCTATACGTTTCAAATGACCTTCATCGCATTTTTTATTTGAGAGAATATTAACAATTCTATCTTGTTTTTTACCAGATAATTGTATAGGTTTTGGAATATTTACCCACCATTGAACATTATTCAAAAACTTTCTATGAGAATGAACATGTAAAAATTTATTTTCATCAGGACTGGACCATTCCCCCCATGTTTTAACTCCCCATTTTCTCTCTTTAAAGCACACCCATGGTTCCATTTGATAAATAATTGTTTTACTTGGTTCATAATATTCATTAAATTTAGGATTTGGTTTATTTATAATTATATAATAATCAATATCAGTATTTTCCCATGTTATTTCAATATTATTCCAATTAAATCCTTGTCCTTCAAAGCACATATTTTTCCATTCTTTACAGAGTTGTTCACTTGAGCACCAATCACATATCATTTTAATTCTATATTTTTTTTCTTGTAATTCACTAATTTCCAATTTTATTTCATTTTCTTCATCTGAACCATTTGAAATACTTCCTTCTGAATTACTTGGTGTAAAAGTTTCTTTAGAAGCCTCTCTTACAGGTGGTAAAGGTTCTCTATTAGTTTTTAATTGTTTTAATTCTTCCTTTATTTTACGAGTTTCTTCTAGTTTTTTAACAAATTCATCATATATATGTTTTTTAATAAATATACCTTCATGTTCTCCTTTAAATTCTGGATTTTTAACCATTAAAGTCATTTTATTTTTTATTTCTCCTTTAGTATTAAATCCTACATAAGATTCATCACTATTACACTTATTAACAATTTCTTGTAAATCAATTGTGTTATTAAATTTAATTGCTGTATTATTTGGTATATCAGCTCCTTTTACAAGTATATATGTAATTTTTCTTTGTTCTTCAATACTTAATTCTTTTTTTGTTTTTTCTTCTTTAACTTCTTGTTTAACTTCTTCTTGAATATACCATTTTTCATATTTCTTCATTTTTTCTCTCTTTGTATCAGTAAAAAAACAATTAAAATGTATCATATAAGGTGATTTTGGTAAATATTTTTCATAATATCCACCACTAGAGAATAAATTTCTATCTAATAATTTATAAGTAAACTTATTTTTACAATAATCAGAATTTATTAAAGGTTGATCATCTAAAAATTCACTAGTAATTTTAATATATAAATCTTTAAATAATTCAATTGTTCTATTATTAGATTCTATAAACATAAAACCACAACATATTTGATTATCGTCAGCTTGTGCTACCATATCAACATTATGTTTTCTTAATTCAAGATAACAATGTTCCATAAAATCTTTATTTTCAAAAACTATATCTCCATCGGTAAATAAAACATAATTATTATTTTGTAAAGCATCGCATATAATTCTAATTTTATTTGACATCATTAATACCCATTCTTTATCGCTTCCATTACATTTCAATAAATTTTCATTTCTATTTTCAATATTATCAATATAATATGCTTCTATTTTGTTTGATATTAATTTATTATATGAATTATTATCTACACAATAGCAAACTAGTTGAGTTTTATCAAAACCACATTTTTCAAGTGATTTTAAGCAATTATTTGTATAATCTAAGTAACCATTATTTGTTAATGTAATAAAAGCAATATTTTCTTCTTTAAAATAATTATTATTTTTATAATTTAAAAAATATTCTACAATCATTTTTTCAATATTTTCAAATTTTGAGTAGAGTGAATCATAATATATATTCAATTTTTCTTCTGTTATAAAATTTAATTCATTCCAATTTTTAATAATTAAAATAGGCAGGTCATAATATTTATATAGAAAATCAAGTGGTCCTGTCTTAACAATCGGAACGGTTTTCATTAACAATGCTTCCCATGTTCTGTGACAATCCATTCCATTTCCATATGGACTTATTGTAAATTTATATTTTTTATAATTATTTAAATATTCTTCAAAATCTTCTCTCTCATTTAAATCAAAACAACTATTACTACTTTCTTTACAAATATTTTCTACAATATTTAATAATTCTTTTCTATCTGGAACTAATCCAGAATTACATTTTTCTAAATTATCTAATAAATTATATTGAAAATTACAAGATATTTTATTTTCTTTAATTTCTTTTCCATTATTATTTTCCTTATTATTCTTATTTTCATTTTCTAAATATTCATTTAATAAATATAAAGTAGATGAGTTGAATCCAATAGGAATAGGATGTATTTTAGTGGAAACAAAATTATCACCCCAATTTTCAACATATATTTTCATGACATTATGACAATCAATAAATACATTTATATCAGATATAAATGTTGAAAGACATGACGAATGTGTGAATTCATCAATAATTATAATATTAATTTTATAATATAAATATTGTATTGTTGTTAATAATGTATTTTTACTACTTTCATCTTTTAATAATTTTGATAATATACCAAAATATATTTCTTTACTATTATCAATACTAATATTTCCATTTATTTCTGACATTACAAATTCATCAAATGATTTTTCATCTGTAAAAACAATTTTACATAATTCATGATATTTCTTTCTACTAATTAAATTATTATTTATTTTTTTATTTTGAATGAAATATTCATAATATTTTTTCTTTATATATATACCATCATCATTAGAAAAGTAAGGACTTTTTTCTAAGTTATCAATATTTATATTTTTTTTGAAATATCCAAGAGTATTGAAACCAACTACATTATCATCATTTAAACATTTTTGCATCATATTATAATCATTATCTTTTGACCTGTAAGAATCTTTATTTATTTGATCTAAACCTTTAAAAAATATAAATTGTTCTAATAAAATACTAGATATATCATAATTATGTTCTTTTTTTTCAATATTGGTTTGCTTTTTCTCTAGATTAGAAAAATCAAATTTTTCATTATTATTTTGTATATCTGTATCAACATTATTGTAATAATAATAATTTGATGTAACAATATGTGGTTTTAATTCTTTACAATCTACTTTACCATCTTTATATATTTTTTTTTGTATTAAATAATCAATACCATTTTGTATACCATTTAATTCAATATATTCTAATAATTTTTTTGCGCATTTTTTATTAATACTATAACTGAAAAATCCACCCAATGATAAATTATCATTATAATCTTGAACTTTAATTTCTTTCTTTAAGAGAGAATATTCTTCTTTTATTTCTTTGCTAACATTTATATACATATGATATCCAAAAAATAATATTTCTATATTTTTTAAATATTGTGTTAAACCATCATAAATAGTTTTAAAATTAGGATTAAATTCAATATCATCTTCCAATATTAAATAATAGTCATTATTATTATCATTAACTAATTTTTTCCATAATTCAATGTGAGATAGGGCACAACCAATAAAACCCTTTCTATAAGAAAAGTCATTATTTCTGAATAATTCTTTTATTTCATTTGTTGCTTCTAGTTCATAGCCATTTATTGCTTCAAAAAAATCATAATTATATATTCCAAGTTTATCTAGTTGTGTTTTGACATTTTGTCTTCTATCGGTTCTCTTTTTTAAGTTAATAATTTTTATATTATTTGTATCAAATTGTTCCTCATTATTCATTTGATAAGCATTTTGTTTATTATTTTCATATGTTAATTTTCCAATATGTTTATTTGTCATTCTATTAAAAAAAGCTGTTTTATATCCATGGTCCATCCATTTATGCGCATATTCCATTTCAAAAAATTGTTTAGGTGTTTCAAAATTACCAATATTCATTATAGCTTCAACATCAATAATTGAAGGTCTGAAACTGAAATAAGGCCAATAAGCAGTTCCATATTTATTACTATTAATTCGATAATCTTGTATAGCAAAATTTTCATCTATTTTAATATATGTGCCAAAATTGTAATCTTTTATTGTTTCACCATAACATCTATTGAACATAATTTGTTTAATATTCATATAATCCATTTGTTTGAAACCTTCTAATCCATTTTCAATATAATTTGCTGGTTTATAAAATAGAAAATCATCTTCTATATGTATCCAATATTTTGGTTTTAATTCAACTAATTTATCATAAATAATATTCATACTATTTTTATGACCTTTTTCTTGTTCCATTTTAAAATAAAAATCTACAAATGGGTATAACTCTAACATTTTTTCTTTATCTAATTTACTTGAATTATCATCTACACAAAACCAATAATCTATTTTTTTATAATCATTCCATGTATTAATTAATGAATTTATTGTTTGTTCAAATAAATCAAAGCGTTTACATGTTGTAAACGATAAAAATATTTTTATTTCTTGATTATTATTATCATCTATATCATTTAGATCATCATCGCTATCATTATTTAAATTTTCAATTAAATCAATAATTCTATTACTATAAGTAGTTAGATAATTTTTTACTTGAGAGAATAATAACTCCCATAAATTAAAATAACTTTCATCAATATTACATTCTTTTTTATATATTAAATCATCTAATTTGTAAAATAATTTAATTAAATTTTCCATAGTATCATTAAGAATATTATCTTTATAAAATATCATATTTTTAACAGATTCATCTATATTACAATTATTTTCAATTAATTTTTTACAACAATAGTATCCACTTTCATTATCATCATTATAAAAAGCACTAATTGAGTTATAATAATATACATTATTATTACATTCAATATTTATAAAAAGTTTTTTTGTATAATCAATATTATCAATATTATATTTTTTAGTAGAATTATAAATATTATTTACCATAAAATGATTATCTTTTTTATAATAATGTTCCATTAAAGAAGATTGACATTCTCTTCTCTCGTAATCATATTTAATACCTTGACTCCAATAATTAATAGCTTCTTCATAATTTTTTTCAATATAGTATAATTGACCTATCATATAACATGAATAATATTTCTCTTGAATCCAATTATTTAATGTTAATACTTTTTTATACCAATCAATTGCTTTACCATAAATTTTGGCATCTTTATAACTTTGAGCACAATAAAAAGCATATCTATTTTTCATAAATTCATTTGTTTCAATAGTGAATTCCTTTTCTAATATTGTAGCATCTTTTAAATATTTATCTTTATCTAAGCTTCTAGCGCCAGTTTTACCAGATTCAATATAATATGGACCGTCTATTACTTTAACATCATTACTAACATCATCTATCGGACAGAGAAATTCATGTAATACTCCATTATATTTCCATCTTTTACGATTATTTATAAGGATATTTCTATAATATGAAAATTGTAAAGAACCAAATCTAACATTATTTTGATCTGTTAATTCACTTGGAAGATTTATTTTTCCATGTATTTTGTCATCAGCATCAAAAATTAATAAATAATCTGTTTTATTATAGGCATGTTCTAATGCGCGAGTTCTATTGTATCCAAAATCTCTCCATTCATCATAATGTAATTCACCATTTATAGATTTTTTATCAAAAAAATTTAGTATTATTTCTTTAGTATTGTCAGTTGAACCAGTATCACTTATAACCCAATAATCTATTTTAATATTATCTATAATATTATTTAATGTTTTCTCAATAATATGTGATTCATTTTTTACAATCATATTTAAACATAATGTATATTCTGGCATATATTAATTATAATAGTAAATTTTTTTATTATATTTAAAAATTAAATAAATTAATAATTTAATATAAATTACAAATAATTAAAATTAATTTGATTATAATATATTATATTATATTATAATGGCTTGTACAAGAAAGTATTATGATAATGATGAAACTAAAAATAATTTACAGAGAGATACCGGAATTGGAAGATATATGTTGAATTGCCCAGGTAATGGTCCATCGCCAGATTATTTTAATGATCCACATATTAGATTACAAAAACAAGCAGCTAATAATGCTTCTAATATAATAGATGTTAATAATTATTTGCGTGGATTAAATAAAAATTTATCTAGAGATTCTAAACAAGAAGATTGCTTTGATAAAGCAACATTTATACCCAATAATAATTACAGAATAATAAATAATATTACAGATGAATCTAGAACTAGTAATCCAGCTTGGGAATTAAGAGGTTTAGAACAAAATAACATGGCTTATTTACATTTTGATCCTCAACAAAAAACAGAGTTGCCTTTTACTAATAATTTAAATACAAGAATGTTAGAAAAAGATTATTATACACAATAATTTTAATATTATAATAGATTTTTAATATTAAAATATAAAAAATATAATACCTATTTATATATAATGGCAGAAATAGCGCTTCCAGTATTAGGATTAGGTGCATTATATTTACTATCAAATAAAGAAAGTGATAAAAAAGAAAATTATGAAAATATGGGAAAAAAAAATAATACATTACCAAATACAAATATTCAAAATATTAATTATCCTATGTCACAAAGAAAAGTTCAATCAACTCCAATAAATAATGATAATGGAAATCATCTTAGAGAATATTTAAACCCTAACCAAACCACAGATCAATTCTTTAATGATAAAGTTTATTTAGAAACTGCTAATCAAAAAAGTAATTGGGGGGTTGGCGATGGAAATACAGGCGGTGTAAATAGAAATCAAGTTTATAGTCTAACCGGTGAACCCATTAACCAAACAAATTTTAAACATAATAACATGGTTCCTTTTTTTGGAAGTAGAATTAGAGGTGCTACAACAGATGCTAATGTTAGTGAAAGCATTTTAGATAATATGCAAGGTGCTGGTAGTCAATGGCCTAAAAAAGTAGAGCAAGCTCCTTTATTTAAACCCCAAGATAATATTCAATGGGCGCATGGTATGCCTAATGAAAGTGACTTTATGCAATCAAGACAAATTCCAAGCACAAAGATAGCTAATGTTTTACCTTGGGAACAGCAAAAAGTAGCACCTGGTTTAGGTTTAGGATTTACTACAGAAGGTGCCGGAGGATTTAATGCAGGAACTTTAGACAGACAAGAATGGTTAGATCGTAATGTCGATGAACTTAGAACTGTAACAAATCCAAAAGTTACATTCAGTTTACAAGGTCATCAAGGTCCAGCTCAAGGAGGCGGAACAACCGGTAGACAAAAAGAAGTTGGACAAATTGGAAATGTAGAAAAATATAGACCCGATACAGATTTTGCGCTTGGTCCAGAAAGATGGTTTACAACTATGGGAGCTGCTTCAGGACATACGTTGGCTCCAGAACAAATATTACATGATAACAATAGACCAACTACTTCATCAGAACATTTTGGTGTTGCTGGTCATGGTGATGCTTCTTACTTGAAAGGTGAGTATAGCGAATCAACTAGACAACAATTGCCACAACATCAATTAAATACTGTTAATGCTGTTGGTAAAGGACCGGCAAATGAAAATGACTTTGGAATAAATGGTTTTAAATTAACACCAAATAATAGAGATATTACTTGTAAATCAAATAGATCAGAAAATATGGGTATGATAAATGGTGCTGTTAAAGCTATGTTTGCTCCAGTATTAGATATATTAAAACCATCTAGAAAAGAAAACTTTATTGGAAATCCTAATCCAAATGGTAATCCAGCATCTTTAGTTCCATCATTACCGATTACAAATCCAAATGATAGACCAAAAACAACTGTTAAAGAAACAACTCAAGGTAAATTAGGTCTACAACATTTAAATGTTAGTAGTGTAGGTGTACCAGATGGTGGATATTTATCAGCTAATCCACAAATTAGAGATCAACAACGTAATACAACTAATTGTGAAAATATTGGTATTGCTGGTCCGGTTAGTGGTTCCGATTTTACAAGTGTAGAAGCATATTATAATCAAAGAAATAATGTAAATAAAACAGCTGAAGGTAGACCAAACCCAGGTGGAACTGGTATGTTTTCAAGCAATCAAAATATTAAAATAGATAGAATAGATGCTGATAGAAGAAATCACCAAAATAATAGTGATATTATTATTCCTGTTCCTAGACAAGTTATTAGCAATAATATGCCATCTGTAGAAAACTATGGAAAAATCTCAATGCCTCAATTAAATAATCAAAATATTAATGCTGAGAGAATGCAACCCGATATATTGAAAGCTTTCAAAAATAATCCTTACGCTCAAAGTTTAAGCAGTTATTAAAATTATAATGAATAACTATTATAATAAGTATTTATATTTCACTAATTAAAATATAAATAATATTTTATAAATATATTATTTATAATCATATTTTAATGTTAGAATCATTAAGAAAATTACATTGTAGTAATATTTGGAAAAAATTATATTTAATTAAATTAAAATTAATGATAGATAATGATATTATAGAAAGTTGGAGAATTCAAAAATATGAAATTATAAATAACAAAAAAAATTACAACAAAGAAAAAATAATAATGAATATGAATCAATATATAACCAATATTATTTTATTATTGAATTCTCTAAGATATAAATATATTTTTGACAAATATTCAATAAATATTGAAATATTTACATTATTGTTGAATAATGTATCTAATATTTTTTATTTTTATGATATTAAATTAGATGAATTAATTGAATATATAATAAACAGTGAAAACAATATTAATAATTGTAATATTGATTCAATCTCAAATAGTTTTGTATTATGTTTCTAATTATTTGTAATTATGATAATTGCTGGAATTTCCATATAAGGTATCATAGTGCATATAAATATCTCTTATTTGTATTTCAAATATACATTTTTGATAATAAATATTTGTATGTAAACTTTTATAACCATTTTCTTTTGGAAATTTTATATAATCATCTATTTCATTATTATCATATATTTCAAAATTTTTATGAATAATATCTAGTATACTATATCCAATATAATTCATATTTGATAAATTATTTGAATTGGGCATATCATATATAATTCTTAATCCATATATATCAATTGGTAATTTATCTTTATTAATAATATTTTTGAATATTTTACTATGTTTTTTAATTCTACTTTCATATACAATTAAAGGCTCTATATTTTGTATTCTATAATCACTTTTTATAGCTTCTTCTATTGATAGTTTTGTATTATGAATTAAATTATAATTTCTTAGTAATAAATTTTTTGTAATGAAAAAAATTTTAACAAATTTCATGTATACACTAATTTTTATAATTAATTACTATTTATATAATATTTATATATTTTTAAAGATTTAAAAGTATATAAACTTTTTCATATAACATTAAATGAATGAATCTTTAAATATACATGATAATATTCATAAAAGATTAGAACAATATATTACTAGTAATAAAGTCCCAAATATATTATTTTATGGCGAAAATGGTTCTGGAAAAAAATCAATTGTTTATTCATTTATAAATAAAATTTATAATAATGATGCAGATTTAATAAAAAATAATACTGTTTTTGCGAATTGCTCTCAAGGAAAAGGTATTAAATTTATTAGAGAAGAATTAAAGTTTTTCGCAAAAATGATTATTAATAACAATAATGGTACTTTTTTCAAAAGTATAATACTATTAAATGCCGATAAATTAACAATCGATGCTCAGTCGGCATTAAGAAGATGTATTGAATTATTCTCTCATTCAACACGTTTTTTCCTGATAATAGAAGATAAATATAAATTATTAAAACCTATTTTATCTAGATTTTCAGAAATATTTATACCCACTCCTATTATTAAAAATAAAGAAGTCAATTTGTATGATTATAATAATAATATTATAAGTAAAAAAATAAAATATAGAAATAATAAATCGGTTATAGAAGATATTGGAAAAATTATGAATAATATAAAAACTAATGAAGATATTGTAAAATATAGTAGTTATTTTTATAATAATGCATATTCTATTTATGATGTAATAAAATATATAGAGAAATGTGATGACACTATAATTGATACAGAGAGAAAAATATTATTATTAATAATAATAGAAAAAATAAAGAAAGAATTTAGAAGTGATGAATTATTGTTAATATTTATTTTTAATTTATTTGTATTTCGTTCTACTATTGATTTAGAAAATATAGCATTTATGTAAAGATGGATGATTATAATCTCAGTAGTTTAGAAGAATCAAAAAACGAGTGGTGTTCTAGATTAGTAAGTATATTAACAAGTTCTGTTATTACTGGTGTTATGTCAATATATAAAGAAGCTTTAAGAATGTGTGATGAAAATGACCAAGAAGATAAATACTTGATGACATTTCAAAATTTATTATCTCGTGTTCCAGAATGGAATCCTGCTATTGTAGAAACTGAAAGAAAAAGAATTGAACATGAAAGCAGATGTAAATATTTAGAGGATTTAGTGACTTGTGTTCATATTATACAATTAAAAGCTTTAACATGTATTAGAGTTGGGCAAAAACAAAAGAAAATCGATTTAGATATTCCATCAATAGATAAATTTATTCATAAAGTTTACATTAATATAGCGAGAAAATTATATACAAACTCATATTTATTTGAAAAAAATATTCCACCACTTGAAATTCAAAAAAATAATTATCAATTAGAAAGATTAATAAAAGAATCTATTTTAATGACAATTAGAGATAATATTCCGATTGAAGAAATTCTTAGAGTATATATGGATGAAACAGATGAGCAAAATATTGAAGTTACACAACAAGAAGTTATTACTGAAAAACCAAAAGAAGCGAAAGATGAAGAAGAAACCAAAGAATTACAAACTGAAGCAAAAGTTGAAGATAATAATACAGATGAAAGTTCTATTAAGAAAGAAGTTCAAAAAGAATTAGAACAAGAAAAAGATCCCATTGGTGATACATTAAAAACTTTTATAGAAAAAGAAGCTGATAATATTAATTTAGAAATTAATGCTGTTAAAGAAGATAAATCTTTAGAAAATAAATTTGAAGTAGCAAGTGAAAATGATAATTCTAATAAATTAAACTTCTCTGATATTGATACAGCAATTGCTGATAATGGAGAAGTAGAAAATATTGAAGCTCCAAAAACTATTGAAAGATTAAATCAAATATCAATGGAAAATGCAGAGAGAAGAAAACAAGAAGAAGAAGATGATGATGATGAAAAAATAGAATTTGGTGAAGATGCTAATATAGAAATCGATGATTTAGACATTAGTGACATTGAAATTATAAGATAAATTCGTTTTAATTTCATAAACTTTTTAAATAATATAATTAATGGAAAATTATTTTTATTCAGCATCTGTATTATCTATTATATTTTTTATTTGTAAATTCATAGAAATGAGATTTATTACAAAATCTAACAAATCATTAAAAGAATTAATGATAGATAGTTCTTATGTATTTTTCAGTGTTGTTGTAGGATTATTTATTATTGAACAATTTAATGGACAAAAAATTAAAGTAGGTGGAACTACCACACAAGTTTTTACAGATAATCCTAATTTTTAGGAATATTATTAGTATATAACACTCATGAGTCATATACTAATATCACATAATTGACCAGTTGATCCCCAACGAGGTTTATATAAAGCATGTTTTAATTTTTTTGGCGATGTTATTTTTTTTATATTATTTTTTTGTTTTAATTTCATATTTAACATTAAATTTACTATAAATTTATTTACCAACCCATAATTTGTCTTATTTATTATTTTTTTATCAATAATATTACTATTAAATAGTTTTTTTTCTGGAAAAACATTAATTTTTTTCAAATATTTTAAAATATTATTTGTATTGTATTGTAAATTATCATAACTGCAATCAATATATAATTGAGATGCAAAATACAATGAAATAATACTTGGTGGCCATAATGATATATTTTTTAATGATGGTTCCATTATTACAGGAATCATCATTTTTTGTCTAGCATTTGAATATGTCCATTCTTTATAGCAATTATCTCTTTTTCTAGGATTTCTTGCTGTTTCATCTATTTTTTTAAAATAACTTTCAGTTAGACAGACAATAATTAATTGACTATTTTCAATACCATCACACATACAAAAATCTATATCCCCTATCATATTATCTTCATCTATCCAAATACTATATCCTAGATTTTGTAATATTTTCGCTATTTTATACACTCTAAAATGGTTATTTCTTCCTAAATTATCTTTTTTCCATGAATGCGAAAAAAATAATTGATTTTTTAAGTTGTTTATATATATTATATTATTTTTTAATTTAAAGAACTCCCGCCAAAATAATAATTATGATTTCCTAATTAGGAAACCTATTATTACAAAGATTCTAATTTTATTTTACTAACTATCTCATTCCAAGAAATATCCTTATATAATTCTATTAAAAATTCTTTGAAATTATCTATTTTATCCTTATTTTGATATAGATAACTTATTATTTGATTTTTCACAAGAAATTCATGTTTTTTATTTTCTTCTGATAAATTTTTTAAAATATTTTTTAATTCGTTTATTGCATCACTAGAATTATCGCCTACTAATCCTACTACTTTTTTCAATGTATTTATATCTTCTCTCAAATTATTTTCTAGACTTTTAAAAGTTAAAAGATTCTCTTCTAATTCTTCTACATTATGTTCTAAATCATCAACGTTTTCTTTAAGTTCATCATTATTTTCTTTTAATTCATCATTTTCCTGTTGTAAAATATTTACTGATTTTTGTATTGTTGCTCTTAATCTCATTCTTTTTATTGTAAATAATGAAACACTTGAAAATATACCCATACCTATATAACCTATTCCTGTTATATTATCTATAATTATCATAGAAACTATTCCAAATGCGATAGATGAAAAAGAAATTACTATTAATGTGAAATCTATACAATTATTTGATGGTCCTGGAATATTTATTAAATTAAATACTTTTATATCATTCGTTTTATTTTCTTCTATTTTTGTATTTTCATTTTTTTCTTCATTATTAATTTTTTCATTATTTTCTATTTCTTCCATTTTTATATAATGAAATATTTTATTATTTTCCTTTTACTATATATTTGGTTTATAAAATAAATGAATATTTTCTATTTTATAAAATTATGGTCTCCTCCTAGCTAAATTGATTTTTTTTTGCATTTTTTAATTCTCCGAAAATATTTTGAAAAATGGACAAAAAGTATGTCCAATTTTAAAATCTCGATTTGAGAATTGACAAAAAAAAGCGAAAAATGACTTTAGAGCATAATGCTCTTATTTTAATTTTTCAAAAATTAAAAGTGTTACTGAAAATTTTTTTATACTTTTTTGAAAAAGATTTAGGAGAATTTTTTGTTATCATTATATTAAGAGAAATGGTAAGTAAAAATTCTCAAAAATTCTTAGAAAAATTCCATTGTGAAAAATGTGACTATACATCATTTCGAAAAAGTGATTATAATAAACATTTACAAAGCAAAAAACACAATGATAATAATGATAATATGAATGATAACAAAAAACTCTCATATAATTGTGAATGTGGGAAAAAATATAATTTTATTTCAGGTTTATCAAGACATAAAAAAGTTTGTAATAGAAATAAAAAAGACTCAATAATTATAAGTGATAATAAGGATGAAATGAAGGATTTAGTATTTAAATTAATAAAACAAAATACTGAATTACAACAACAAATTAGTGAATTAATTCCAAAAGTAGGAAATAATCATAATACTATTAATAGTCATAATAAAAATAAGTTTAACATTAATGTATTTTTAAATGAAAAATGTAAAGATGCATTATCAATGGATGAATTTATTAATAAAATAGAAATTTCTATGAAAAACTTATTAACAACAAAAGAAAAAGGGCAAACACAGGGTATAAGTAACATAATAATAGAAAATATGAATAAACTATCATTATATGAAAGACCAATGCATTGCACTGATAAGAAACGAGAAACATTATATGTAAAGAATAATGAATGGGAAAAAGACGATAATAAAGAATATATAAATAAAGCATTGAAAAGTGTTGAATCAAAACAATTAAAAAACTTGAATGTATGGTTAGAAAAACATCCTAATTATATGAATAATCCAAGTGAACAAGAAGAATTTGCAAAGTTAATGAGTGAATGTGGTAAATCAGTTGATGATGGAAGAGAGAAAATAATTAAAAAACTATGCGATAATGTATATATAGAAAAAGTAGATGATGAAGGTTTATAAAATAAATAAATATTTCTTATTTTATAAATATATGGTTTGTTCAGTGTAAACGCGCGTTTTTTTATTTTTAATTCTTTATTCCATTTTTAAAAATTTGACATAAAAAGTATGTCCAATTTTAAAATCTCGATTTGAGAATTGACAAAAAAAAGCGAAAAATGACTTTAGAGCATAATGGTGCTATTTCTAATTTTATAAAATTAAAAGCGTTACTGAAAATTTTTTTATACTTTTTTGAAAAAGATTTAGGCGTTTTTTATGTTATCCATATATAATAATGGAAGATAAAATAAAAACGCCTAAAAACGCCAAAAAATACGAATGTATAAAATGTAACTTTATATGCTGTAAATTATGTGATTATAATAGACATTTATTAACAAGTAAACATACCAGGATAGCAAATGATAACGAAAAAGCGCCAAAAAACGCCACACGACAATACATTTGTAATTGCGGTAAAGAATATAAATATAGTTCAGGGTTATCAAAACATAAAAAATTATGCGATGGTAACAAAAAAGACTCAATAATTATAAGTGATAATAAAGATGAAATGAAAGATTTAGTATTTAAATTAATAAATGAAAATCAAGACTTGAAAAATACATTATTAAAGGAAAATTTTGAACTTAGAAATCAACTTAAAGAACAAAGTCAACAAATTACGCAGTTAATACCAAAAGTTGGTAATAACCATAATACTATTAATAGTAATAATAAAAATAAATTTAACATTAATGTATTTTTAAATGAAAAATGTAAAGATGCCTTATCAATGGATGAATTTATTAATAAAATAGAAATTTCCATGAAAAACTTATTAACAACAAAAGAAAAAGGCCAAACGCAGGGTATAAGTAACATAATAATAGAAAATATGAATAAACTATCATTATATGAAAGACCAATGCATTGCACTGATAAGAAACGAGAAACATTATATGTAAAGAATAATGAATGGGAAAAAGATGACAATAAAGAATATATAAATAAAGCATTGAAAAGCGTTGAATCAAAACAATTAAAAAACTTGAATGTATGGTTAGAAAAACATCCTAATTATATGAATAATCCAAGTGAACAAGAAGAATTTGCAAAGTTAATGAGTGAATGTGGTAAATCAGTT